GCATAATCCCAGAAGGGAATTTGCGCACGCACGGACCTCGTCACTTTCGAGAATCGATCAGCTCTTACGGTAACGTAATGAACTGGATCGAGGCGTCGATCTCCCTGAATAGGAGGTTCGGCGTCATCAATCTCTCGATGTGGCGGATTGACGTATCCGAGTCCAAAAGCAACTGCCCAACCGTAGGGATTGAAACCCTTATAGAAGAGCACCGCTGCGGACTGCTCATCAACCGGTACCGCCCTTCGTCGCGCACGCACCACAAGCTTGCGGTAAGCAAACCAGTAGTTGTCGAGCACGCGGGGGACGGTAAGACTGAACGGGACTTTGAGACCGGCGTCATCACTCTCACTCCTTGGTACTCGAGGAATCGACTCAAAGTCGAATCCCGTTTCTCTAAGTAGCGTGAGCATGGTCGCAGGTAACGGAATCCCTGAGCTAGCAGACCACCTGTTAAGGCGGTTAGCTGCAGATACGACTTCGGAGAGAGTCTCGAGGGATCGGATATACACACCACGAACATTATGTCCGTTGTAGTAGTCCGACCCACAAGACTCACGGAACGCACCAGTGTTAAACGATTTACTTTCATTTACCTTGAATCCTAACCGGGTTAATAAATGGACAACTGTATTGTACGTCTCGCGACGCACAATTATGTCATCCCCAAAAACACCAAACTGGGTTCTCGGATCAAAAGATGGAAGATCCATCAACTGATACACTGAGCGTACCGCAGCCGCGAAAAGGATAGTCTGCAACGGGAATGTAAAACCATTCCCCATCGTAGATACCATCCTAAGAGGAACCCTATCACCGTTGGGAAGTTCGGTAGTAGGAGAGCGAAAGATACGAAACCATCCTAATAAGTTGGACGGAATCACTTGCTCACAAAGGTTCCAATTTATGCTGTCACTCGCGCAAGACAAGTCGATAGTACCAAAAGTACCATCTTCCGATCCAATGCGGGCGAGCTCTCGATTATAGTCAGGTTGGGTGCTAAGGCTAATGCCGAAGCTCCTTCCTAATCTTAATTCGAGAAACGCGCCAAGGGCCTTCTGAAACATCATGTTCAGGTTAGGCTCTGTGCAGCAAGTTCGCGAAATCTCCACGTTCTTCGGAACGAAAAAGAGGCGATTTCCTTCAACGATCTCGTAACCAAACTTAGCAGCAGACCGCTTTTCAGCGTTAGCCCAGAAGTCAGTTACAGAAATCGCTGCCCTGTAAAGGGCAACCAGGAACGGATGTGTAGCCGAGACGCCACTTTCAAAGAGCTTCGTATAGAAACTCTCAGAGTTAGCGCCAAGGCTTGCACCCGGACCTACGTTGAAGCTTGACCTCATAAAATCGAGATCAAAATTCACGTCATCGACTACGAACTCTAAACACTTACTGACGTTACTACGAAAGTAGTCCCACAGCAAGCTATCGAGTTCGCTCTCTACGCGAAACACGAACTTATCCGGCATGTTAGCGTTCATCTCAGTAAAGAGACTAAGCGCTTTCTGGTCCGGTTGGCTCGTATCACCGTTAGGTGCAAGCTTCTTATAAAAGCTGTTCGCAAGAGATTGAGCTCTAACATCCGCAAGAGACATGTCCGAGGACACGAATCCTGCGTCATTTTTGAGCTCGTTCGATAGGTCGAGA